CCGCTATTAAATTTCCATTCATTCGCTGACCCATCATATTTAAAATAAAATGTTCCAGTTAAAGAAATTGGCAAAAAGGCGGGCCAATAATAGGCATTGGCGATTATCGCCCCGCTAATAGCATTACTGTCTATCCAAGCCTCTGACGTATTTGTAACGGAAACACCGACATCATCATGCGCAATTCTGGCATCGGGGAGAGGGCCTGCTTTATCGCTATAATATCCAGTCTTTAGGGTGCAAGAACCTCCGGCACTAACATAGCAACGTATCGTTACTTTTGATGTCGTACCGCCACTAGCATCCGCCTGACCACGTGCGCTTGCATTAATGTTTCCTTGGCCGACGTTGTATGTCGAAGCACCCGTCCCCGTATTTCCAATCGTCGGATCAATGGTGACGGGATAAACCGCTGAATCAAGAAACCCCTGGGGAATCGTGATGGTCAATCTATGACCGGGAACGTCGATGTTTAAATCGGCCCAAACCCACGCCCCCATGTTGTCGATAACTTTAGGGCGGTAAATATGAAAAGCTTTTCCGGCCCGATAATTCTTCCCGCCCCGTAAAGCATAATCGCCCTTCGCAGTTGAATGATAAACTGCATAGGACCCGACGACATTCTCCGGCCTGATATGGCCGACGGCAATTTCTTCCGCCGTCAATTCCGGTTGATAAAAGAAATCAAGACCCGCCGTTTCTATCGGCAGGCTGAGTTTATTAATCAGCGGCTTGGCCTTCAGGGTGATCTCGAACTCAAGACCGCCTTCCTCATTCTGTTCATCCGGTGGAACGGGATAAATTTTAAAGTTCAAAAGTGGGGTAGCGAGCTGATAGGTGTTATTCCCCAAATTGGAAAACGTGCGGCTGGCCTTGGGAATTGCCGAGACATCGAAACCGACCTTGAATGATACCTCGTCCTCCCATCGGCTGAGTTTAATAGAGGGCAGAAATTCCTGTGGAGTAGACAGTTCATCGCCGATGACTGTCTTGACAGAATTCTTGTCCTTCGCCGGAATTGTGAAAATCATCGCTTTTTTATTCGCCTCAAATATCTTTTGCCGTGAGAGTGCAGACGTAGGTCGTGTTCGAGACGAGGCCCGCCGCGTTGATCGTCATGGTGGTAGCCTCACCGGGATTGACGGGGTTCACGGAAAATGAAACAACCCCCGCCGGCAAACCCTCCGCTTCGTATTGAATCTTCGCGTCGAACCCGCCGCTTACGACGTTCGTAATCTGAATCGTCCCCGTCTCGCCCTTTTTCAAGGTGAGTTCTGCAGGCGTGAGCGTACAGACGAAATCACCCGCCACTAGGACGTTGATCGTGAAGGCATAGTCCTTCTCGATCCCCGCGCTTGGCTTCAAAATCCGGGCTAGGCCGAACCCGATCCCGATTAAAAGAACAGCACACAGAATCCAAATCCAAAGTTTCTTCATCGAGACCTCCTGATAAATATATAATTATCAGATACTTAGCTTGCCGTTAGAGATGCGGTCACCGTCACGTTGAGCGTATCCCCGCTGATCATTCCCCGAGCCGCGCCAAAGTTGCCGACCCCGAGAAGCGTTCCGGTCGTGCCGCCCTTCGTGTTGTTGTCTTTCAGGAAAGCGCCGTAAACATCGTCGGTCGCGTTGATGTTGAAGACGGCCTTCGATGCCGAGTTATCAACGCTGACAGTTGATGTCCCCGTAATGCTCCCCGGTGTCCATGCCGGGTCGGTGGCGTTGCTGTACGGGGTTATCGTGGCCCATGACGCGTGAGAGGCCATCGTGTCGGCGATGACCGGCGTCCCGGTATCCTTTAGGCCGACGTACCAGAGCGGCGAAGCCAGCCCCGTCTTGAGCGTGGCGTCCAAGTATTTGGCCGCCCCCGCCGTGACCACCATGTTGTCGAACTCTTCCGTCCAGACGATCCGGCCGTTGCGGACGCACTCAATCTTGAAATGATGTTTGACCTTCAGATTAAGCGCGATGCCCGCCTGCGCCTCCAGCGCGGCCCCGCAGCCTACGGCTGGTTTGCTTTTAGCAGTTAAGTCCATTTTGGCCTCCTGAAAATTCTCGTATTATGATTTCCGTCTTGCTTTCTTTTTTATCCGCCCGCCGGCGTTGTCTTGAGACTCGGCCCCAATTTTGATCTCGCCTGGTCCGGGCATCATCTTGTCCTGTTCGCAATACCCCTTCGCCAGCCAGGGCAAAGCCAGGGCGGGGGGCAGATCGTACGCCTCGCCGACCTTATACAACATGGCGGTAATCCCGTCCGGCGAGCCTTTTCGGTCTGCAAGCATTCTTACTTTCATTTTTGTCTCCCTAGAAAGGAGGCCGAGGCGGGTCGGTCTCCGCCTCACCTCTCTGTCAATTTCTACGGTCAATCCCTACCCGGGGCGTTAAACAACGGGAGCGTGACGCGGGAAGCCCTTAACGATCATGGCTCCCGCAATTCCGGTTCCAGTGGTCGTATCGACGCGAAGATACCGCTTTTTGCCCTTATAGCCAAAGGTCTTGACCTCGTTGTCGGTGGCCTGCAGCAGCGTGGGCTCTAAGCCCAAAAGATCGGCATCATCAACGGCCGTGAAGGTGACGTGATCATCGCTATGCATGAGCTGGAACGGCATGTCGACCGTAAGCGCGCCGCTAAAGCAGATAATCAACGCGCCATCGAAGCCGGCCAGGTCGACATAAGCATCGCCGGTTTTCGCGCCCGCACCCAGGGCAGCCGGGTAGATCGAATACGCGGGCAAAAGATTGTGATAAAGGTCTCTCATGATTTCCTCCTATTATGCCTTGATCTGGAGCAGTTTGATCGCTTCGGCAAGAATGACCTGGCCGTTAAACCGCTTGCGGAACATGAACCCGATCTCGCCAAACTCCGCGTATTTTTCGACAAGCCGCTGGACCTCGATCTGGATCCGGTCCCCGATGAGATAACCACGTTTGAAGTCGCCGTAAGCGACCTCGTACTGGTTATCCACCAGGCCCGAGGGCATGTCCACGCATTCAAGAACCGGGTTGCCGAGCAGCGACGCGGGCTGGCCAAGCTGCAAGCCAGGCTGCCAAATGTAGGCGTTGGTCGTAGCCTCTTTAAGCAGGCGAACCGTTTTGACCGTGACCCGCTTCATGATCCATGTCGCGTTCCGGGCGTAAGCCTCCTTGAGCGAGTACTGGAGTCCAACCATATCGTCGGCCACAATCACGTTCGAGCCCGCCGTCACCGTCACGCCGCCGGCGATGATTTCCGCGTTGGTAAGGAAACCTTCGGACTCGCCATTACCGGTTCCGACAAGGTATTCTTTCCCTTCGAGGACCGCGAATTGCTCAATCGCCTCGCCGTTGATCTCCCCCTCAAGATTGAAGGCCGAATCTTCAAGGTCGTGCCGGGAAACCTTCACCAGGGCAAACGCCTCGGGAAGGCTCATCTCCTCAAGCCCGTATTTGAGGCCGGTCCGCTCGGTCCGCTCCGAGACTTCGGCAGTACGTGCGGCGCTGAATTGACCGGTCCGCTTCGGGACTTTGATGCTCGGCGCCGTGGTCGTCCTCACGCGTGCGACCGTCCGCAGGGGGGATTGTTCGGTGATCCCCTTAATGATTTCGTTAACGTAGTCCGGGGGCGCCTGGAGATAGCCGCCCAGGGTGTCGTCCGCGATGACCAGGACCTTCCGTTCCTCCGGCCCGAGAGCGCCCTTTCTCAGGTAGTTGTCCCAGGCTTTCAGCGCCGGGGATTGCTTTATGTCCTTGGTCTCGATGACGGGCGGACGGTTGAGCTTCAGCTCGATCGCGTCGAGACGATCGCTGACTTTCTTGTCGAAGACGTCCCAGTCGACCTTCTTTACGATGCCCTTCTGGTACTCTTCGAACTTCGTCCGCAGCTCCGTAATGAGGTTAAGTTTTTCCTCGATTTCTTTGTCCATCAGTTTTTTCCTCCTAAGATGGAATGAATTTTTTCTGCTTCTTTGCAGATGGTCAGCAAGTGGTCGTCCGGCTTGCCGTCCTTATTCTGCGGCTCCCCGTCTTTCCGAGTGGATCTCTCCGGCTCGGGATTGAGGAGTGCATTTAGGGACTCGACGGCTTTCGTCGCGAGTCCCCTTTGTTCGTCGTCAAAACAAATACAGCAGGCATCTTTCCAGGAGATGATCTCCGAGAGCGAATCCTGGATCGATTTTCCCGATGCGGCCTCGAAGTTTCCCTCATGGTCTTTGCAATGGGCTTTGGCCTCATCGGCCGTCCAGGTGTCTTTGTCATAACGGTAGGCCTGCTCTTCGGAGACATCCTCTCCGTCCTTCTTGCGCCAGCCGTAGATAATCGAATAGGTCTTGCCCTTGTGCTTCCGCTCGCCGCGCGTGAAGCGGTCGTATTTCTTCGGATCCTGGAGCCTGCATGCGTGCTCCGAAGGATACGGCTTGCCCTCCATCTTCACGTCCGTGATCTGAGCTTCGGGGTTCATGCCCCAAGGAACGAGTGCGATCTCGTAGAGCTTGACTTCCTGGAGCCGCCGCACCGCATTATTATTTTCAAAAAGCGCCTTGATCGTATCGTACCCGATGGAAAGCATGCGGATCGCCCCCTGTTTCATGAGGGCGTATTTTTCCTTGGCGCTCTGGACCGCCATATTCAGAGAACCGTGGACTTTAAGGCCGACGTTATCCTGTTCGGCCGAAGCCATCCCCAGGAGGTCGCGGATATCGTGCATCCAGGAGATCGGGAATTCCTTTTTCTCAAGCAAAGTTTTCGTGAATGCGCCCGGGTCGATGATATCCCCGCCCTTGTCGAGGTTTCCGAAGATAGCGGCATAGCCCTCAAATTCGCCGGTCTCCTTGAGTTCCTTAAGTTCAAACTTAAATTGCTTTTTTTCCATCTCACGTCTCCCTTATGATTTCCTGCATGTTCGCGCAGCGGCATTGAACGTGGGCCGGGTTGTGCATGACTCCGTTCGAGAATTCCACATTCAATTCTTGTTGCTCGCCATCCAGGCTGGCACATTCATCGCAGGTCCGCTCGTCATCCGCCGTCGCCCAGGTCTTAACGATCTTGTCCGTTATGATCCCCTGGCCCTGGGCGTCTCGAAGCGATTGCCATTGGCCCTCGCCATAAGCCATCGCGAGCTCCTGCCGGCCGATCATCATGCCGCGGACCTTATGCAGGAATTCCGCATATTTTTCAGACTCCGCCAGCGCCTGCTCTATCGACATCCCGGAATCGACGAATGACTGATAGCGCCGGCTCACAGCCTGGCTCCATCGCTCGGTCAATCCGATATGCGGCCTGATGAGCTTCGAGAGCTGGAATGGGCTCATCGGCTGCCGGATGACGTGCTCCTGGAGGATGCTGTTTATGACGCCGTGCATGTCCCTGTTCAGGCGGGTGATCAGCTCCCCGGAATGCATGGTGACCCACTTCTGGACGGTTGCGCTCGTCGGCAGCCCGGCCTTGTCCAGGATCCTTTTGAGCCGCTTCGCTGTTTCTTTTTCCGTCTCATCAAAAGCGTCTAGGTATTTAGGCACTACCGATTCCTGGGCGAATTCTCCGTTCATGCGCTCCCAGGTTTTGATCAAATTGATCGGCGGTTGAGCCGTGGTCACCATTTGTTCGACTTCATCCCGCGAGATCATCGCCGCCTGAGTCTTCCAGAGCCTCAACCCTGCCTTGGCAATTTTCGGTTCACCGGCATTGAGGAAGCGCCTGGTCTGTATCAGGGCCTCGGCGCCGGAGATGATTAAGATTCGCTTTGCCATCAGTCTTGTATCTCCTCGGCCGGCGGAGCGACCGCGTCAAGCGGGGTCACGATCCCGGAGACCGTCCGGACGTCCATTTCCGGGCCGCCCTCCTCCCACTTCAATTCTTCGCGTTCCTCATTGCGCGATATGATCCCTCGATCGAGCAGGCTGTTCAGATCCACGACCAGGCGCGACCTGTCTTCGCGGATCGCCTCGATCGAATCCCGATCATAATCGAGCCGGATGTTGTCGCCGAAAATCGGGATAAGCCAGTTCCCCAGCTCGTCCCGGATCCAGTCCATGTCCGGAAGTATCGTCTCCAAATAAAAGCCCTTCCTGGCCTCTTGATAATTCGAGTAAGTTTTATTTTCTGCGTCCCCGATGAGCTCGGACGGGACCTCGAGCGTCGTTGCAATCTTGCGCCGCGTATGCTTATCGAGCTTAAGCCAGTCCATCTCTTTTGGGGTTAGACCGTATGCTTGGAATTCGAGCCCGCCTTCAAGGGGACCGAGCGGCAATCCCGCATTCTCTGCCCCGGAGATCTCTTCTTTAATGAGTTTTTTTAGCCGATCGAATTGCTCGTCCGTCAAACTCGTGCCCGCCGGAGTCTTCAAAATCCCGGCCGGCCGTGCATCATTCTGGAGCAATTTGGCATTCCATCTTGAAGCCAGGTTCAGGGTATGAATATCCTGGAGCGCGACTTCGCAGGGAGACAACCCGTACCAGTCATCCGTCGGGTGGAATTCTTTTAGGTGTAGGATAATTTCTTCAGGGAAAAGCGTTTCAGCCGCCGATCCCTTGGCATACGTATAGCCCCTCACGCGGTTGGCGGCGTCGCCGGGATTGATCGTCATCCGGTCCGGTCGCAGATTGAAGAGCTCCACGCGCGAGGGCGGGCTGGATCTCGGAGCGTTGAGAAACATGTATTCATTTCCCGAAAGCATCCGATACCGGATCGATTCATCGAAGAAACGCGACCAGCCCTGGCCGGGATTAGGCCGACGAAACAAGATTGAAAGCGGATGATTCTCATCCAGGTCCGTATAATTCGCTTTTCCATCCCGGCCGCGGGAGACCGTCCGCGCAATCCACTTGATCCCCGCGCAGGCTTTGGCCCGTTTCGAGACGCAGGCATAGACGCAATCAAGTTTCTGGTAGCCGACCCTTGCCAGCGAAGCATAATCCCTGTCCGGCCAAATGACGTCCCGGCCGTAGATGAGGGCGAGAAGGGAGCGATAAAGGGGGTTCGCAGCTGCCGCTTTTTTCTCAAACCTTAGTTCCCGGCCGAAGATTCTCATCGCCAGAGACTCCTGATATTGGGCAAGGGATTTGTCTTCGGATTGTAAAACGTCAGAAGAAAAGCGTCTGCCTCGTCCGGGCTCGGGAATCCGCGTGCCTTATAGTCATCCTTGCTTTCAACGACACGCCGGCCGCGCTTATCGAGCTGCCTCTGCTTGCGGTTGACGAGCTCGGTCTGGAGCCTGTCGCTTGCCGGGCAGGAGATCTCGTGGATGATCTTCCCGACCTCGAACCACATCTCCGAGATCGTGTTCGGGTATTTGTCCGGTTCCTTGGCCTCGGCGCCGAAATTGATCGGCACGACGTTGTATTTCTTGGACTGGAGAATATCAGTCACGCCCCCGCCTACTCCTGTATCATCAACCTTGATCCGGATTTTCTTGTCATAGCCCGCAAACCGCTCGACCTCATCCGCGATGTAGACGAGCTTCGCCTTCTCCGGAAGCTGCTGCGAGCTGAGGATCTTCTTGTCGAGCACCTTGAGGCCGCGCCGTTTGAGCATGACCGTCGAGTCCGTGCCGCCCCTGGCCACGTCGGCCCCTATCTCCTCCTGGCCGGAAGAGTCGAAGTCCTGCCGGCCGGCATTTTCGAACATCCGGAGCACCTGGCTGAGTTTTACGATCGTATCGGCGCCGGTGTCGACGATCTCCCCGCCGATTTTGGTCAGGACGAGGACCGAATCCTCCCCCCATTCCTTCTTCGAGGCCGCGATATATTCCGGCGTCGCGATCTGTATGACGACGTCCTTCGGGTCGATATACTTGCGCCTGAAGACGTCCAAGCGCGCGGGTTCCCGGACGTCAATCGTCTGGAACTTCTCGCCTGTCACATATGGCGAATCATAGGCAGAGATATGGATCCGGTTCCAATCGGATTTCTCGGCGAGGAAGATCTTGTGATATTGCTCGCCTACTTGAACGCCATCCGTCGTCGACATGACGAGCCAGCGGCAATGTCCTCCCGTCTGAAGCCCGCGGACCGAATCCCAAAGCCATTGCGGGACCCCCTTCGCCTCGTCGAAAATGAAGAGTATGGCCGGCGCGTGCCATCCCTCGGCCCGGGCCGGCTTGTCGGTCGAGAATCCGAGCGCATAGTGGGATTTGTCGTCCGTCTTGATCTCGGTCGTGAGACATTCGCCCTCGAGCTCGATCCGGCTTGTCGCGTAGATCTTGTTTATCTCAGCCCAGAGGAGCATTTTTACCTGGCTAAATCTAGGGGCTGTCGTAATAACTTTTGAATTTGGGAAACAATTCAAGAACCAAACTGCGATCTCAGCCGCCGTATAGGTCTTAGAGACTCCGTGAGAGGCGCGGACCGCCGTCTTCTCATTATTCCGGACGCTCCGCTGAATCTCGCGCTGCTTTGACCAGGTCAGGTGTCCCAGGGCATGTTCGCAGAAGAACACGGGGTCTTCCCGATACCTCTGTCCGAGCGTCTTCATTACCTCGACTGTCTCAAGATCCATTCTCGCTTTCCTTCATGGATTTATTCAGGTCCGCCATCGACATCTTTGTCCGCAGCGTGAGCTCGCCGTCGATCTTATCCTTCAAGAACCCAAGATGTTTTCCAACCATTTCCAGGGCTTGATTTTTGCTATGGAGTTTGAATTCGACCTTGTCATAGACTGTGCTTTTTTTCCCGTCCGTATCTTCCTTTATGACTCGATTTTCTTTGATTGCCTCCAGGGCTCGACTTGTCCCTTCCGGCATTTCATCAAATCTCTTGGCTCGAATAGCACCGGTATCGGGATCAATGTCCAAATAATTTTTGAGGTCAGAACGGCCGATCAACCAAAGTTCCCGAAGCCACATATCGGCCGTGATTTCAAGCCGCTCGGAACGCTTGGTTAGAATTCCCTGGATTCTCTTTTGTATCTCAACATTTTTCAACAGCCGTTGACCCTGAGAATATGCAGTTTTTTTTGAATATCCAGCGCGCTTGGCCGCTTTTGTTGCATTCAAATCAACAACATATTCCTGGATAAAAAGCTGTTGCCGAAGTCCAGGTTTCATCTTTTCCCTCCCGCCTTGCCAGACTCTCTAATCTGCGAATCACTGATCTTTCCCAGGATCTCAGTTTGTCGTTGATAGGATGAGGCGAGAGATACTATACATTCGCAGAGCTTATCTGTTTTGGTATCGATGTCGCCGATCGATTTATTGGCCAAGATAGCACCAGCCATATGATTTTGAACTTGGGCCACGTAACCGGGATTGAGGCCGTTCGTTTTCCCGTTTCCTTTGCCTTTGAATCTGACCGTTACAACCAGTTTAACGATCATAAAAATGAGCACGCAAAATATCACCACGGATAAAAGAATCCCGCTGGTCTCA